GGTTAATTAATGGACCTCCAATAGTTCCTTTGTGTCCAATCATACTTACATGACGAGCGGTAATGTTTGCTGTGCTGGAAGAAGCAACCCACTCAGAAACCGCTGTAGTAACTAATTTATTACCTGCGGTTAATTCGATGTCGCCCTCGACGTAATGTTTAGCATTTCCTTTAATAATGAAATTTGCATTGTCTAAAACAGTAGTCGTTGCCATACCGATAACTTGCTCGCCACGAGCGCCTCTAATAGTATAATTTTGATCGCGATTAACTGTTTTTGAATGTCTTCCGCCTACAGTTTCGTTCTTGTCTCCAGCAATTCGAAGATTATAATCACCACCAACATCAACGTTAAAATCTCCAGCGACTCTAAGATTGACGTTACCTCGATATATCAAATCACCTTCGCCTTCTACGATAACCGTTTGATCACCAGCAGTAACTTCGACTTTTTGTTTTTGTGAAGAGATAAGCACAGAACCGTCAGCACGAAGTTCCATTCCCGCACCAGTTCTGTGTTTGATTAAAACGCGTTCTCCGCCCGGAGTATCGTCTATTTCAATAACGTGACCAGACTCTGTTTCTTGAACTTGGTTAAAAGGATAAACGGACGGTTTTTGCTCTGGCAATTCTAAATCTACGCCATACTCACTTCCGCCCAAGGCAAGGTTATTTACTTTGCTGCCAACAGCAGCTTTATTAATGCTCGTTCCAAAGAAATAATCACGGTTGGGATACTCTCCAGTAGGATCGGCAAACCCATCACGAGTTGTACCTAAAGTTTCTTCTTTACCAGGATCTAATTTAGCTTGTCTGTTTTGCAAATTGTCGATAGTGTTGGTCATGGGTCACCTTGTTCGTTTTTCTTGCCAAATCTTGTTAAAACATAATCAGGGACATCAAATCCAGGATCTATGTTATCGCCAGTCACATCTAAGTCTGAATGACCATAAAATAAAATACCCGGTTTGACGTTATACATAGCTCGACAAAAATGATCAAATGTGTTAATTTGTGATCTGGTCAAAGATTGGGACGAAAGAAAGTTTTGAGAATTAGGCGTTCCGGAAGGAGCATTAATTCCTCCAACAAACACAACACCTAGACTTATTTCGTCATAACCAGGAGTGTGTTCTCCCGCAATATTCACAGGCCGTCCTCTTTGCAAAGAGCCATCTCGTCTAATTACATAATGATAGCCAATGCCGTTCATTCCCAATTCTAAATGATAATCGTTAATTTCTTCGCTACCCAAGTTTTTATCCGTATGAGTTTCACTCCAATGAACAATTACAGATTCAATTTCTCTAGATATAAATTGAATTTCTGCTTGTAGTTCTTCTACCGACGAAATGTATGGAAAATCTGGATTATTTTTGCCGCCGTCCCACGCTTTTTGATACGAACCAATGATATAAGGATCTGAAAAAATTACTTTATTAACCTGTGGTCTAGTTGATGCTGTTATAGTCGAATCTATAGTTTTAAGAAAATTAATAATTTCACCATAAGTTTTATTGCTTGCTTTTTTGAGAATCTCAGCAGCTTTAGATTCGTCCGCCGCATCTCCTTGCGATAAAGAAATAACTTTGTCAATATTTTCTTCGGTAATTGAGGGAGCAAAAGCCTTGACTTTTTGTCGAAGATCTGTTAGAGTGTTCGTACTTAATCCCTGAATAACTCCAGTCTCTGAATTCCCAGATACACGAGTTTTAACTAAAGATTCATATTGCTGAACGCTTTTACTATAAGCACTTGTTTTGGCAGATTTTGTCTGGACCGCATTCAAAACTTCCGCACCGTCTTTACCACCTGAAAGATTTTCTAAATCGGTTTTAGCTCCTTCTAAATCTTGAGTTATTTCATCTGCGCTAGAAATAAAATCCGGCAGATCACTGTCAATGCTACTGTTCATGTTGTTCATCATTGTATTAAATTCAGCTGAGTCGTCTGTTGACGAAACTATCTGAGTAACAGCATTAGTCACTGCGCCGGTAGTTGGATCTACTACAAATTGATTCACGGTTTTATTGAGATTTTTAAGTCCGTTATTGAAACCTGCAGTAACCTCAGTTGTAATTTTATCAGTTACTGATTTCACTGCATTATTGGCTAAACCTTTGATTGCATCAGCACCATTGAAAGCACCAATTTTTCCCGCCGCTAAGTTTTTACCCGCATCCAATAATCCTGATGGGGACGCATCACTAATAATATTTTGTAAGTTTCCGCCGCCGACGCCTAAACCAGTAATAATTGACAAGACCCCTTGAATAGTGTCCGCCGCCGTTTGATCTACACCCACCGTTGATGCAAGAGGAGTAACAACACCAGAAGAATCTGGCTCGCTAAATGAAATTTCAACCTTCGGTCCTAATTTACCAAGGAGATTACCCAAAGCTTTATTGACCATATCGCTGGCCATATTTTTCAAGCTAGTGGTGTCACCGCTAAGCAACCCTTCAACCGTATCTTTAGCTTCAGTAAGCTCACCTTTGAACGCATCATATTTTTGAGTTAGGCTTTCCATTCCTCCAGTTACGGCACCCGCAATTTGACCAGAAACGTTTTGAGCCGCATTATTTACTGTATTCTTTGCGGTTTCAGCAGCACTTGTAACCGCAGAAGTACTAAAAGATTCTGAAGCAGTTTTTACTTGATTGCTCAGTTCTTCTTTTTTATTTTCTTCACTCATATGCTTAAGACCTCGTCATATGTCCGCTGTGCAATCTGATCTGTAGTTGAATTTTGTTTAAGGTAATACTTATTCATAATTTCACTAGCGTCTTTGATTGTCTCTGTTGCTAATAGCTTGCTATTAGCTAAATTAAATTTAGTTCTAAGCTCAAATAAAACATATTGCAATTGTGTTGAAAACAATTTCCAATCTAGAGACGGGTTATAGTTACTAGCAAACTTTAAAAGGTTTGTGTACCTACTGTCGGTAACTGATCCTATAGTCCAGCCACCAATACCTTCTTGACCTTTACCAGTAACCGTAACAAAGTTAGAAACTCCCTGTAAAGCTCCGGTAATCGATGCAGCATGAATTAATCTATAACCATTATCTAGAAAAAATTTAACACACTGCTGTCTTCTAATTCCTACATCACCAATTGGGTTCTCGTCATCAAACAAAGGATAAGCAACCACGTTCTGAATTCGTGTTTGTTCGTAAAAAAACTTATTTCCGTCTAATTCTTTCTTTCTAGATTTTTGTACTGTAGTGGGTAATTCTGTGTGCGGCAAAGATCCAATAATTAAAGGAATTTGTGAACTAACACCGTCTAAAAATATGCCAAAAACAAAAGCGCCTTTTAGAAGTTGTGGTATTCTACCGACACCTGAAGAACCTCCTTCGGTGGTTGGTATTAATACTTGTGCCCATGGTAAATCTTTTTCTGGAATTTCTGTGGTGTCTTTATTGTGCACACCTACAATCCTAACTTTAACCCTACCTTCGAGACCAGCGGGTGGAGAAGAATTGATTACATAACCAAGCCACCACCTATGGTCATCTCCATAATATTCTTTTTGTATTGGTCTTAATATGTTCATAAACTAAAATCTTTTGGTAATTCGGCTAATTTAGATATTCTAAGAATTGAGTTATGCGAGTCTTCGTTCAATATATGATTAATAGCTAGAACAATGTAGTCTCCACTTTTAGCTTTATCTATTTGCTCAAAAGTGCTTTTGTTAGAATTTGCTGTATTAGAGTTCAGAAATAAAACACGAAGTTTTATGCCAACCATTGCATTTGCTTCGAACAAAAAAGTTCCGTTGATTCCAATATCAATGGCGTTCTTTTTTAACATCATTCTAATAATTTTGTTTTTAACTTTCAAACGAGATTCTATAATATTACCACTTTTATCAAGAAGAGTTGCTTCATCATGAATGCTCAAAAATTGATTATACGTGTTAGAAGAAGTAACTTGAAATACATTTAGCGAGTCATATTCGTCAGACAATCTTTCACCTATTAATAAGGTAGGATCATACATTGATTGACTAGCGTCTTTTGAAATTAAATCGTTCAAATAAAATTCATCTACTACATCTCTAACAGAAATGTGAGTAGAAACAGGTATTCCGGTCCCGACATCTAAATTAGAATATGACGAGCCAATACACCCTTCTTCGTACAACTGCATCATATTGTTTTGATTTTGTTCGCGAAATGTTGCTATTTCATAATAATCCGCCAAATCAACATCTTTATCATCTACGCTTCTAATAGACTCTGAATATCTTAAAGGTAAAGATTCATTGATGGGCGGTTGTTTTAATAAAGAATCAAGATCGGAAAGAAATAAATCATTTGAAAATAATGAAGGACGCAAATATAATGGTCCTCCGGTTCTAGTAGTTGCTCTAGTCAACACCCAATTAATTGCTTCCAGAGGACTTAAATATGGAACTATTACTTTCCTAGTTCCTTGAGCAGATCCTTCCAAATCTATTTGTTTTACCGATTTTCCTAATTCGTTTTGAGCAATATTTGCGATGATAGTTTCTATCGTTTCCGTAAATGATTTGCTAATATTTTTAACAGAATCTACATATACGTGTTCTTCTACGAGATCTATAGACACTAGTTCGGATTTTTCATTAAGTTTTTTAGTATCAGTAACTTTTAAAAAGAAAAAGTATTTTTCGAAAAGTATTACCGAATCGTCTTCTGGATCACCGACTGATATTTTTATTCTTTCAGTGCCCTGAACGGATAAAGTGTCTCGCATACCAAAATCATCAATAAATGTTATATTAGCATCAACATAACATTTCGATATGTGCTCAAAGGTTTTAAACTCAATTAAATTGCTGCGAATATCGACCTCAAGCTGACTGCCGTCTGCTCGATTAAAAATAATAATGGCTTCCGTTATGCTAAAAGAAGACTTCATATTACAATCCTGTTAGGGATTTAAATTTGCCGACTACAGACTCTACAGTGTCTTTTCTAATGACTCTTATTTTTTTTAATTTTTCGTTTTCGCTTTCAAGCCATTCTAAATTAGTAATTGGTGTGAGCAATTCATTGCTGAAAAAATAATCTTTTTGATTATCACTATCATCAACATAGTGTCTTACGCCGAACACTTCTCTAGTGACAGTGACTAATTTTTGATTTGAAAAATCCTCACTGTATCGTAACACCCCTTCCTGACTAAAATCACTATCAATAGAATAATATGGAGATTGAACAGTAATTGTTCCTATTTGTACATTTTTCGATTTTACTATCATGTCATAGTTGCCAAGTTTTACTTCTTGTCCTACAGGATAAATTTTGGCCAATTCAGAAGCAGAGTCGGCGGTTTCAATACCCAAATTAATTGTCCAATCAGGAAAAAATCTTTCCGAGGCAGCTTTATACAAATTCTGTTTGGTTAAAGGCCAGCCGCCCTCACGCAATTTATCATTCATTAAGAAAAAAGTCCAATCGTATTCACTGTTACCATACAGCCGATGCGAAAGACTATCCGGACGTTCAAAATCTCCTATTTCATATTCAATGTAAGCAGAAATCTCATCAGCAATTTCATCTATTAGTGGAACATACTTCGAAAGATTTTGAATGGCAACCGGAGTAGTTTCGTCTCCAAAATAGTATAAAACCTTTTTGAAATTAGAAAAATAACTAGACATTATTAATACCCACCATCGCTTACTTTTTGTTTGTCGAGAGCAACAATTTCTACGAAAGATAATGAGAGCGTAACTGAATTAAAATTACCATCCGCCATCATACCAAAATTTTCGTTAAACGTTGTTTGAACTTCTCTTAAATAACAACGCTGGATTTTAAATCCAGGATTACTTCCAAACCTATTTCGAACTTCAATTTCAAAAAGATTGGGAAACTTATAAGCTATCGGAACTCCGGAAGCGCCAGCAGTAATTTTTTCCGGATATAATTCTTCGCGAAACATTTTAACAATGTTTTTTATTTCGTACATCTCTTCGCTGCTAGATGGCACCAATTTAAAATCAAAAACAAATGGAGCACGAATGCTAACGTTTTGAAACATGGTTCTATAATTAGGCGCAGTTGCAACTCTAGTAGCTGATTGTGCGGCAGTGCCTAAACCTTCTCCTAGACTACCGCCAACTAAACCACCCACAATACCTCCTCCGAGTTTAGAAGCAGCGGCACCAGCACCGAAACCAACACCAGCAGCCGCAACTTTTGCTAAAGCTTGAGCCGCCAGCGCTCCCGCTGCAGTTGTCAGACTGCCTCCTTGGTTTGCTCCTTCAAACGGGTTTCTACCTAAAGCCAAATCTTCTCCCAGTCCACCCAAAATTCCAACGGTAGCGTTAGGATCGTAGTTGGCAACATCAGAATAAGATAAACGATTCTGCAAAGGTAATGTGATTCTTCCCATTTCTTCGCCGCCAGTATTATTCTCATAGCTAACAAGCTCTTTTGGTTTTTCATTACTGTCCGCAACAATTTTAGCTTTAGTATCCTGATCCACATTTTGATCTGCAACGGATTCTGATTCTTTATCAGCGAACCCCAGCACTTCTTTAGCCTGATTATATAATTTTTTAATACCAGCTGTTTCGAAATGATCTACACCGTCAATTTTGATAACTTTAAATATAATGGTTGCAGGAAAACTTTCAGAAAGACTGAGAGGATATCGATAATTCCGTTGTCTCTGTAAATCTTCTTTGGTAGGACCTTTGTCGGTGTCTTCTTTTTCAGCGGCTGTTTCTTGCGCGAGAACTTGTTCTCCGTTCTCTTCTCTAGGACGATTTGGGTCTTGAAGCAATTTAACCAAGTCCGCTTGTGAAATTTTATCGCCGACTTTTGCTTGGTGAGGGGCTACAGTTGCCATTGTTGTCTCGCTAAATAATCTTTGTTTTATTTATAGTGATTATATGGCATATTCTGGAAAATATAAAAGCAAGAACCCCAAGAAATATAAAGGCGATCCTACTAAAATAATTTATCGAAGTATGTGGGAAAAATACTGTATGATGTTCTTCGATAGCAGTACTAAAGTTAAATTTTGGTCTAGTGAAGAAGTTGTAATACCCTATCTCTACGAAGCGGATCGAACGTGGCATCGCTACTATCCCGACTTTAAAGTTTGGTGGGCAGACGGCAGCATATCTTTAATAGAAGTAAAACCGAAAAAAGAAACAGCACCTCCTGCCGGAAAAAGGCGCACCAAACAATACATGAAAGAAGCATACACTTTTATAAAAAACGTTAATAAATGGGAAGCAGCCAAAGAGATATGCAAAGACAACAAATGGAACTTCGAAATTTGGACTGAAGATGACTTAGACAAAAAGGGCATCAAACCTAAATCTACAAAATCTTTAAAACCTTACCGTAGAAAGGCTAAATAAGGATATGTCGAATTTATTTCAAACAGTAGAGCAAGAAGCGTTTCGCGCTGGTATTCAACCACGTACGAAAGAATCGAGAGATTGGTTTCGAAAAAAAGTGCAGAATATGCGCGTCAATCGCAGACAGCTAATGAAAGAAGACCCAATCGAGCTAAAAAGTCGAACTGCGTCCGGCGGAATGTATATGTTTTTCTACGACGCTAAGCACAGAGACAAACTCCCGTATTGGGACGCATTTCCATTAGTTATTGTAGTAGGGCCTGCGGAAAAAGGATTCTACGGAATGAATTTACATTATCTACCAATCCCGCTAAGAGCTAAATTTTTAGACGGATTGATGGATATTACAAACAACAAAAAATTTGATGAATCTACCAAGTTTAGCGTCAGCTATGATTACTTGAATCGTGCAGCAAAATTAAAATATTTTCGTCCATGTTGGAAACATTATCTGACATCGCAGGTAGAAGGCAAACTGGCATATGTTTCAGCGCCAGAATGGGAAATTGCAACCTTCTTGCCTACCGCGCAATGGAGAGGCAACAAAGGACAAGTGTATAAAGATTCGAGGATGATTATCAATGCTTAAGTTAGGCACTATCGACGAGTTTAAATCTTTAGTAGCAGAGGGACGCGGATTTACTAAAGCGAACCTTTTTTACGTTAAGCTACCCACAATCAACGGTATTAATCCTTATGGCCTAGGATTATTGTGTAGCGACATAACTCTACCGTCTCGTCAATTGACTACTCAAGAACGAGTTATGGGTGTTTCGTCTCAGAAAACTGCATATGGTTATGCCAACACCGATGTCTCAATGACCTTTCGAATTTTAAACGATCAAATAGCTCGAAGTTATTTTGAAAGCTGGCATGATTTTATTATCTCTCAGTATGTCGATATCGAAGGACGATGGGAAGCTCGATATCCGGATCAATATATGGCACCAGTGCACATTTATCAACTAGAACGTGGCCAGAGCTACCCTCTGTTTAGCAAGCAGTTCGATAAAAAACTTGGACCTATCAATATTAACATAGACATAGACCTAGATATTGGAACCAAAGCAATTGCGAACTATCATTGGTATTTGGACAGAGCTTTTCCAGTCTCATACACATCTTCAAACCTGAACGAAGGTGATGGTGAGATAAGTACGGTGTCGGTTGATTTTTCTTATCAATATTGGAAAGGCGAACCGGTTGATGGCAAATCAGAAGCATCAATATCTTTTAATAGTTCGTTAATAAAATTTAGTTAATGGAGTAAATAATGGCACTACCTTTGTTGAATGAAACACCTAGTTATGAATTAAAAATACCTTCCACCGGCAAAAAAATAAAATACAGACCATACCTAGTCAAAGAAGAAAAGATTCTTCTTATGGCAAACGAGAGTAAAGATCGAGAAGCGATTCTCCAAGCGGTTGTAGATACCGTTCAAGCTTGTACTAATAATAAAGTTAAAGTTAGCGATCTAACCACGTTTGATTTAGAATTCATTTTTTTAAAACTACGAGCCAAATCTGTTGGTGAAAATGTTACTCTATACTTACCTTGTGCGCAAGACACGTGCAAACAAAGAAACGAGGTGATCGTTAATTTAGATGATGTTCAATGTCCGGTTAATGAAACCGACGAAAAGATCATCGAATTAACTAAAAACATTTCCGTTGAAATGAGGTATCCTAATTATACTCAAATTCAGAGCGGAAACGAAGATTTAG